GTAATTCGATCCTCGTGGGTTGGGTAGGCAGTGAAGGGGGAAGTTACTGATGTCCTCCAACTATGACGATGTTTTGGCCCAACTGACGAATGCTGGCCTGCTTGTTGACTCGCTCGACATTGGGCGGATGAAGCGCGTAAGGGTCGATGGCGACCGCGAAAAACGTGGGTGGTACCACCTGCACGAAATCAGGTTGCAGGACGGATCAGACCTGATCGTCGGCTCCTACGGAGTCTGGCGTGGCAACGAGAACAACTCAACCAAGATCGAACTCAAAAAGTACGATTTATCGTCAGAACAGCGCGACAGCCTTCGCAAACGCCTAGCAGAAGATAAAAAACGGGCCGACGCAGCCCGCAAAGCCGACGCAGAACGCGCAGCACTCAAGGCCCAAGCGGCGTGGCGCAAATGCTCAGACACAGGTGACTGCGACTACCTGACGCGCAAAGGCGTTGCGGGACATGGTGTCCGATACACCCCCCAAAACTCCATCGTCATCCCGATGACTGATACGGCTGGCGTGATTCACGGCCTGCAAATCATCAGAGACGGCAAATCACACGGCACAGGCCGCAAGCGATTGCAAAAAGAGTTTTGGCCGCAAGGTTTGGCAAAAAAAGGGCACTTTCACATGCTGGGGATGCCCGCAGGCTCGCGTGTGATATTGGTTGCCGAAGGCTACGCCACCGCCGCCAGTCTGTATGAGGCAACAGGCCTGCCTACGGTGGTAGCGTTTGATGCAGGCAATCTGGCCCCCGTGGCCTCCAACATCAAAGCACGATTCAAAACAGCAAAACTCCTCATCTGTGCCGATGACGACAAATTCACCTACGGGAACCACGGCGTAACGAGTGCCAGTGCGGCAGCGCTCGAAGTGGGGGGCGCGTATGTCGCCCCAGTGTTTGCAGATGACGCGGCCCGAACTGCCGCATTCGAGCAACACGGGATCAAAGTTACTGACTACAACGACCTGCACGCCGCCGAAGGCCTGCACGTCGTGCGTCAGCAGATCGAAAACAAACTGCTGGCGTTGGGGTGGAGCGTGAGCCAACCCCGCACCGTTACACAGCGGGGGGAGGGTGGTCACGAAAAAGCGCCACTGCGCCCCATCGAATCACTGGATGAGCTGCTGGAACGGTACAGCCTTGTGTATGGGCAAGGAAGCACCGTGTTTGACCACCAAGAACACATGATGCTGGCGGTTGGCGACATGCGTGATGCCTGCATCAACCGACAGCTCCACCGTGAGTGGGCGGAGCACCCGGAAAAGAAGTTGGTGCGATTGGAAAACGTGGGCTTTGACCCTGCCGAAACCGACAAAAACATCACCTGCAACCTGTGGAGCGGGTGGCCAACAAGCCCCAAATCGGGCGCGTGTGATGGCCTCCTAGACCTGCTGCATTACATGTGTCAAAACGACAGCAACCCTGATCGGCTGTACCAATGGCTGTTGCGATGGTTGGCATACCCCATTCAACACCCGGGCGCAAAAATGCGTACTACGTTGGTGATTCATGGCCCGCAAGGCACTGGCAAAAACATGTTTTTTGAAGCTGTCATGTCGATCTACGGGCGGTATGGCCGTGTGATCGATCAATCGGCGATTGAAGACAAGTTCAACGACTGGGCATCAAGAAAGTTGTTTCTCATCGCCGATGAGGTTGTTGCCAGGAGTGATCTGTACCACATCAAGAACAAACTCAAGGCGTTTGTGACTGGGGAGTGGATACGCATCAATCCCAAAAACATGGCGGCTTATGAGGAGCGCAACCACGTCAACATGGTGTTTCTCTCCAACGAGGCCATGCCCGTAGTGCTCGAAGAAGACGACCGCAGACATGCCGTGATCTGGACACCCGAAAAACTGCCCCCCGATTTCTACAAACAGGTCAAAGCCGAAATTGACGATGGGGGAGCCGCTGCGCTGCATGACTATCTGCTGCACCTCGATCTTGGGGATTTTGGTGAAGCTACCCTCCCGCCAATGACGGATGCCAAGCGTGAACTGATTGACCTGAGCATGGACAGCCCGAGTCGGTTCATTCTGGCCTTTGAACGAGGGGACATCGCTGGTTTTCCGGCTAAGAACGCCCCCAAACTCCTTACACCATGTCTGGCCCTCGACCTGTACGACCTGTATGCGCACTGGTGCAGGACTGTCGGATTAAAAGCACTGAATCAGCCCAAGTTTTCCAACGCCATCATGCGAAAGCACAAGGCCACATCAGAACGCAAGCGGTACGCATCAGACATGGGCGTGAAGGGGCCATCTGCCATCACCTATCTGCACGGCGGACATGAGCTGCCAGTTGGGGAATCCGAGGCAAACTGGCTTGGCGAAAGAATCAACGTCTTCAAAGTTGCGTTGAAAGATCACAAGGCCTTGGCCGCTGGGGGCAGTTTATGACCTCTGTGCGGTATGTGCGGTATCTGTGCGGTATCTTGTGCGGTATTAACCTATTGATTTTAAAAGATGTGCGGTATGTGCGGTATCACTCATGCGGGCGCACACGTACACAAAAAAATAATGCCTCACCCACATCATAAAAAAATCATCTTCATGCGCACTATATATACCGCACATACCGCACATACCGCACACGCATTCACAATCAATAACTTACATCATGCCTGATACCGCACACAACACCGCACATACCGCACAACCCCCTTCATCTTCTTCTTCTGAAGAAAAAAAGGGGGGGGAGGCAGTGAGAGAAGGCTCCACTGTTCGGTGTACGGCTGAAAACGTTGCTGAATTTCGCTCCTTTGTCAAAGGCTGGCCTGAAATGGTGGCGCTCATCGCTGATTTGCAAAAGCAACACCTCTTCCCTGGCCTAAGAGCCGTCCAAATCACGCCAAGAGGCACGCCAAAACAAATTGCCAATACCTTGGCATCCCTGACCGCTTCCAAACGCTAAAAAGGCCCAAAAATGACCGTCACAGTTACTTTCAGCCCCAACTTCAACGGCAAACTCATCGACAAGGCCGCAAAGCAGGCGCAATTTGCGGTTGCAAAAGCCCTCACCCTTACTGCCAAGGACGTGAAAAAAGGGCTGGTGGACGAACTCGGCCGCGTGCTCGACCGCCCGACCCCCTACACGCTCAAAAGCGTGTTCGTCAAGCCAGCCACCAAGGCCAAACCCGAGGCTGTTGTCTGGTTCAAGGACGACCGCGCCACAAGCAACGCTGGCACGCCCGCCACCAAATACCTGCTGCCCAACGTAGAAGGCGGTAAGCGACAGCTCAAGCGGTTTGAGCGTGCCCTGCAAGCTGCTGGCCACCTGCCTGCTGGCTATTACGTTGTGCCCGGCGCGGGGGCAAATCTAGACCAATACGGCAACATCAGCCGGGGGCAGATCATTCAGGTGCTGTCCCAGCTACGCATCACGCAGGTGGCGGGCTACACCCGCAACATGAAATTTGGAAAAGGGGGCATCGCTGCCCAGCGCCGCGCCGGTGGCCGTTTTTTCGTCATCCCGCCGGGCCAAAAAGCGGCTGCTGGCGTGTACCAGCGGGAATTTGCCGGGGCCAACATAACCCCTGTGATGATTTTCGTCAAATCCCCCTCGTATTCGCGCCGATACGACTTCCAAGGTGTCTCTACCCGCATCGTCAAAGAGCGCCTACCTGTGCATTTCCGTGATTCGCTCAAGTCAGCGATGGACACCGCCATCCCCACCGAGTAAACCAAGCTGTTTTGAGGCCGCCTAACATGACCACCCCAACGCCCACCGCTCCTATGACCGTCAGCGAGTTTGCCCGCTGGATCGGCTGCAAGCCCTCCTACGTCCACCAGCTCAAAAATGAGGGGCGGTTGGTGTTGGCCGACGACGGCAAAAAAATCATCCCAGAAGCCAGCAAAGCCCGTATTGCAGAAACACGCGACCCTAGTAAAGCAGGCGTAGCCCAACGCCATGCCGCCGAACGAGGCACGCCGATCGACACCGGACACGTCCCCATCACCGACGATGACGACGCGCCCACCGAAGGGGCTGCCACTGCTGGTGGTGGTGAGTACGTCTATCAAAACGCCAAAGCCAAACGCGAACATTACGCGGCCATGCGGGAAGAAGCTCTGTACCGCAAGGAAGCCGGTGCGCTTGTCGAGCGTGAGGCTGTCGCCGCCCTGTTTGCCGATGTGGGAACCGCATTCAGGGCGCGATTGGAGGGGTGGTGCAACAGCCTGCCTCCGCAGTGCGTCGGTCGTGATGAGTCTGCCATCCGCGCCCTGATGTCCGACCAAGCAGAGCGCCTGTTGACCGACATATCAGCACAGTTCAAGTCTTGGAGTGATGGACATGAGTGATTACGCCAACGCCCAACACATCGCCAGCCGCGCACTTGCCCGCTCCGTTGCCCCACGCAAGCCACTAACCGTCAGCCAATGGGCCGACCTTGAACGACGACTCAGCAGCAAAGGCAGTGCCGAGGCGGGCCAATGGCGCACCGACAACAACCCTCCGTTGCGTGAACCGATGGACTGCATGAGCGCCCGCAGCACCGTGCGTGATGTCGTTTTGATGTTTCCAATCCAGTTTGGGAAGGCTCTCGCTTTGGATACGCTCATCCCGACACCCAGCGGGTGGACAACAATGGGAGACATCCACATCGGTGATGTGGTGTTTGGGGCCGATGGATTGCCTACATCAGTCATCGCTGCGTCAGACGTGTTCACAGATCACCCCTGCTACAAAATCACATTCTCGGACGGAACAGAGGTGGTGGCCGATGCAGGCCACCGCTGGCAAGTAGTCGATTTGTTGCGGAGGAACGAGTCCAGAAAAGAATTAAAGCGCCGAAAATCCAGCAGTGATGATGGGTGCGCTATTCGCAATCGTTCGGACATCAGCGGAAAAAATGAAGACCACACTGTTGTGTTCACCACAGCAGAAATAGCCGCTACCTACCGCCCCCGCGATAAACAGTCTCGCTATGCAGTGCCCGTAGCCTCAGCAATCGAATTGCCTGAACAACCGTTGCCGCTTGACCCCTATTTGTTTGGCTTGTGGCTTGGCGACGGCAACAGCCACTACGGTGCAATTACTACGATGGATGCCGAAATCCTGCAAGCGTTTGCTCCGTTTGATCCACGGCCGCACAAGCACCAAAGCGCAGGAAAAGCAACTTCATACGGATTGCGCAATGGATTCAATACTGTGTTGCGCAGCCTGAACGTGCTAAAAAACAAGCATATACCCACGCAATATTTGCGAGCCAGTCACCATCAACGGCTATCCCTTTTTCAAGGGCTAATGGACACAGATGGCTATGCCTGTCAAACAGGCCACGTAGAAATTACCAGCAGCAACCCCACCCTTGCACTGCACATTGTTGAACTTGCTGCCAGTTTGGGATTCAAGCCTACGATTGTTTGGAGGACGCTTACGCGCGGAAAACCATCGGCCAGAATTACTTTTCAAGCCCTGCGGTCAGACCAGCCTTTCAGATTGCCACGCAAACTGGCCGCTATGCGTACATCGACCAGCAAACGCGGATCCGATGCCGCCCATGTTCGCTACATCATTTCCGTTGCTCCAGTGGCCACAGTCCCCACGCGGTGCATTGCCGTCAACAACGAAAGCCACCTTTTCCTGTGCTCGCGTGCATTCATCCCCACACATAACACCGAGGTGGCCGTCAACACCGTCGGTTATTGCATGGATCACCACCCCGGCCCTGTCATGGTGTGCCTGCCCGGCGAGGTGGGGATGAACAAATGGATTGCCCAGAAACTCGACCCCATGATCGAAGAGACGCGGGCTGTCAAGCGGGCGCTCACCAGCGTAGCCAGCCGCAACGCATCAAACACGCGCAACTTCAAGGACTTTTCGGGGGGGCAGTTGTACCTTGAGCACGCGGGTTCCCCCAGTCGCCTCAAATCGACCACCGTCCGCACGCTCATCGTAGACGAGGTGGACGAGTTTGCAGGCAACCTCACGGGGGGAGACGACCCGTTAGAAATGCTCGAAGGGCGCACCTCCGCATTTCCGGCATCGTACAAACGCCTCTACATCAGCACGCCACAGATACAGGGCATCAGTCGGATTGAGGCGCTCTGGCTCAAATCAGACCAGCGGAGGTACTTTGTGCCTTGCCCCCATTGCCAGCACATGCAGCACCTCGAATGGAGCGGATTGCACTGGTCTCCTGACGGCCGTGATGTTTGGTACACCTGCCAAGAGTGCGGTGCGAGCATCGAAGAGCACCACAAAGCAGACATGATTGCTCGCGGCGAATGGCGACCCACAGCCCCAGACAGCCGCATCCGTGGCTACCACATCAACTGCCTCTACTACCAATTCGGGCTAGGCCCACGGTGGCGCGAGCTGGCCGAGCGGTGGCGAGGCATCCAGAACGACCCCGCTAAACTCAAAACATTCGTGAACGACCGACTGGCCGAGCCGTGGGAAGACCGGGCCATGCGAAACGTCAAGCAAAACGCCATTGCTGATCGTGCAGAACCCTACCCGCTACGCACCGCACCAAGGGGCGTACTGTGCATCACCGCTGGCATCGACACCCAAGACAACCGGATTGCAGTCCACATTGTCGGTTGGGGACGTGGCATGGCGTGTTGGACGATTGATTATGTCGAGCTGCCCGGCGACCCCGCCAATGACGAGGTTTGGACTGCATTGACCGAGTTGCTGAACCGTCGCATTGTCAGCGAGTGCGGGTACATACTGCGCATAGAAGCATCGTGCCAAGACGCAGCGGGCCACCGCACCGAACACGTCAAAAATTACAGCAGGCAGAAACGCACTACACGGCACACCGTCATTTTTGGAGCCGTGCCCAACAACGCCCCCATCCTCAGCAAACCCAAAATGGCAGACGTGACATGGCGGGGGCAAACTGACAAAAAAGGCGTGACGATCTACCACGTCGGCACGGTGGGGGCCAAACATTGGCTTTACAGCCGCCTGTCAACCGATGCAGACAAGGTCCCCGAAGATCGGTTGTGCCACTTCAGCAGCGACCTGCCAAAAGAGTTTTTCGGTGGCTTGGTGGGCGAAACCTACGATCCAAGCAAAAACCGTTTTGTGAACAAAAAAGGGGCGCGAAACGAGCCGCTGGATACGTGGGTGTATGCGTTTGCTGCTGCCCATCACCCTGAGCTGCGGTTGCACCGATACACCAAGGCAGATTGGGACGAACTGGAAGCCATGCACAAAGAACGCATCCCCAAGCCCGCCACCAGCGTGCAAGCCCATGCACACCACCCACCACCCCCACCTGTCTATGACGACCATGACGACTACGCCGAAGAACCCAGCTTTGACCGAAACTGGTAAAGATGCCCATGACACAGCAAACCCTCCCCCAGCTACCCCACGCCGTTACCCCAACACACGGCCAACAGACCGCATCACCCGATTTATTCGCGGCTCCCGACACATCCCCAAAGCCGACCAAACGCCGGACAACTGATGCGGCTCCGGCACACCATCACCACACGCCTGCCGGACTCAAAAAGCTGGTACAAGACGACCCCGATTTGCTCGACCGCATCTTTGACTACCTGACCTCGGACGCGCACCTAAAACAAGCTCTGCAACACCTAGGGCCAGATGGTGACAATGGAGCCGAGTTGATCGAAAAAATCAAAGCCAATGTCCGTCGAGAATTTGGGGGGGAAACCGCATACATCCCCAAAAAGCCACGCACCACAGACGGACAAGTCAAGATGCAGCAAGTGCTCGCCCTGTTCAACGGGCGCAACGCCACCGAGGTGGCCCGCCGACTGCAAATCACCCGCCGCACCGTCTATCGGTACATCAAGCAAGCCAAAACCCCGTAAACGAAACCCGCCGATGAGCGGGTTTTTTATGAGGCCAAAAATAGTGACACGGTTTTATGGACGTGTCACACCGAAACCAACACCATGCGCAGCAGTTATCACCAACCGCCCGCGCACATGGCCCTATCACAAACAGACCTTGACAACATTGATGCAGCCATCGCATCCGGCGAGCTGTCCGTCGAAGTCAACGGCAGAAAAATCACCTACCGCTCCATCGGCGAGCTGCTGAAAGCCCGTAACCACGTTGCCCAAACAATTGCCACTCAGGCTGGCACCAACAGCAACGCCGCCATCACCGTGCAATTTGGCACGAGATGGGAGGATTGACCCGATGAACATCCTCGACCAGCTCATTGCCTACGTCAACCCCCGAAAAGCCCTAGAACGACAGCTCGCACGCGAGGTTCTGCAAGAGCGAGCCTACGCCGGGGCCAGTTTGGGGCGCGACAAATGGATTCCCAAGCGTTCGGGGGCCAGTGCCAACGCCGATCACGCAATGGACGCACGTATGCTGCGTGCCCGTGCCCGTGCCCTTGTGCAAAACGTGCCCAACATGACCCGCGCTTTAAACGGGATGGTATCCAACACCATCGGCACTGGCATTATCCCCCGCTCGCTGGCCCCCAACGCTGCCCGCGTAGATGACTTGTGGGACGAATGGGCCAAAGTGTGTGATGCCGATGCCACCAAACACACGTTCGGCGGTTTTGTCGCAGCGGCGTATCGTGCCTCAAAGCAAGATGGAGAGGTGCTGATCCGATTGCGCCCCCGTCGCGCCGATGACGGCCTGCCTGTGCCCCTGCAACTGCAACTGCTCGAAATAGACTGGCTGGACAGCTCAAAAACAGGCACAAACAACGGCAATGCCATCATCAACGGCATCGAATACAACCCGCTGGGGCAAGTGGTGGCGTATTGGTTGTTTGACCAACACCCCGGTGAGCATTTCGCCATCGGCAAAGGGGCTGCATCCAGCAAGCCCGTGCCTGCCAGCAGCATCATCCACTACTACAACCCAGACCGGCCCGGCCAAGGGCGGGGCATCTCCATGTTTGCCCCCGTCATCAGCCGCGTGCGGGATTTTCAAAATTACGAAGATGCCGAGGCCGCACGAAAAAACCTCGAATCGCGGCTTGGTGTCATCGCCTCGGGTGACAGCTCAAACGCCCTTCTCGGGGCCGCAGAAAAAGACCCAACCGCAAAAGCCCGTGCCGTGCAAAACAACAGCATGGGCACGCTTCGCGGCGGTGAAATCGTCCGCATCCCCGCCGACATGAACGTGACCGTCGTCGAGCCAAAAGCTGCCCCCGGCTATGTGGACTATTGCAAATACCGCCAGCACGACATCGCATCAGGTCTTGGCGTGACCTACGAAATGATGACGGGGGACTACAGCGAAGTGAACTTTTCGAGTGCCCGCATGGCACGTCTTGAATTTATGTGCAGCGTCGAATCTGAGCGCTGGCTGCACGTCATCCCGCGCCTGTGCGACCGCATTCGCGCCGCATGGTACGACGCGGCTATTTTGGCTGGCAAGCTCCCCGAAACCCAATCGCGCAAAGACGACTGGTCAACCCCCAAATGGGCCTACGTCAACCCCGTCCAAGACGTGAAAGCCGATGTTGACGAAATCCAAAACGGCCTATCAAGTTTTTCGGAAAAGCTGCGGATGCGGGGCTACAAGCCTGAGCAAGTGTTTGCCGAACTGAAAACAGACCTAGAACGGCTCAAAGAAGACGGCATTTTGGACGTGCTGTTGCTGCTGAAAAAAGGCCGCACGCTGGACGAAGGAACCCCCTCTCAAAAATAGTGACACGTTTTTATGGACGTGTCACAACAAAAAAACCAACATCCCCGCCATGTCAAACACAAGCACCCCCCCCACCCAAAACATGCCCATTGCGGGTGTGTCGTTTGAGTTGAGCAACCTCATCCGTGCAGCCCCCGCAGAGGGCGAAACATTGCCACCGCCCATCACGGTGGACATGGTGTTTTCTGCCGGAGCGCCCGTCATGCGGTATGACTGGATCAATGACCGCTATTACCGTGAAGTGTTGGTCGTTGACCCGTCTGCCATCCGATTGGATCGCCTCAAACGCGGCGCACCCTTCCTCAACTCGCACAGCATGTGGTCGCTGGACAGCACGCTGGGCATCGTCGATACACCCACCATCAGCGGTGGCGTGGCCTCGTGTCGTGGCACGTTCTCGCGCCGTGAAAGTGTGGCTGGCATTGTGCAAGACGTTCAAGACGGCATCTTGCGGTCTGTGTCAGTTGGCTACGCACGGCACAAAGTTGAAATGATCGCCCCCACAAAAACAGGCGATGCGTGGGAGTACCGCGTCGTGGACTGGGAGCCGCTGGAAGTTTCCATCGTCGCCATCCCTGCCGACATGGACGCACAAATCAAGCGCAGCCTGAGCGCCCCCGATGCACCGGACATTGATCCCGCTGTCAAAAGCCTGATGCAACGCACCTACCCCTGTACGTTTGTGGAAATCCGCGCCTCGCCTGACGCACCAAGCCACCCCCAGCCCGACCCTATCCACTCATCTGTCCAACAACGCAACGAACCGATCATGCCTAAAGACAATACCCCCAACAACACGCCAGCCACCACAACCGATGTCGATAAAAACGAGCTGCATCGTGCTGCCGACATTGCCCAGTTGTGCGCCCGTCACGGCTGCCCCGAATTGGCTCCCGATGCGATCCGCAACGGCCTCAGTGTGGACGCTGTACGCGCCCAAATCCTCGACAAAATTGCAACCCGCGACCAGTCCACAGGTGGGCAGCGCAACGTCAACGTCATCCAGACCATCAGCGACGAGATGGACACCAAAATGCATGGCATCACGCAAGCCATCATGCACCGCTGCGACCCCGCCGCCAAGTTGGACGACAACGGTCGCCAATACCGTGGCTTGACCTTGATCGAAATGGGCCGAGACTTTTTGAGCGCCCACCACATCGACACACGCGGCATGGCCCGCTTGGACATTGCCACCCGCATGATGCAGTTCCGGAGCGGTGGCGGACACGGCACATCAGACTTCCCGTCTTTGCTGGCCAACGTCGCCAACAACCGGTTGCGCAACGCCTACGACAACAACCCCGGCACATACGATCTGTGGGCACGTCGCGCACCCAACGCGCCAGATTTCAAGCAAATCCAAGTGTCGTCTTTGTCTGGTACACCCGAGCTGCTGCCAGTGAACGAACACGGCGAATACACCTACGGCTCTATGGCCGATGGCAAGGAGGTCTATGCCGTCGTGAACTATGGCCGCATCGTCAGCCTGACGCGCCAAGCCATCGTCAACGACGATTTGCGTGGGTTTGATCGACTGTTGACCAGCTTCGGGGCATCAGCCCGCCGTCTGGAAAACAGCGTGGTGTACGCACAGCTCACCAACAACGCTGCCATGTCCGACGGCACAGCCCTGTTCCACGCCGACCACGGCAACCTCATCACCTCCTCGGCACTGGCACTGGACAAATTGGGCAACGGTCGCGCCGCCATGCGCAAACAAACTGGCCTGAATGGTGAGCTGCTGAACATCGCCCCCGCGTTCTTGATCGTGCCGGTGGAGCTGGAACAAACCGCGTACCAGCTCACCAGTGCCAACTACGTGCCCGCCACCACAGCCAACGTCAACGAGTTCCGGGCTGGTGGCCGTACTGCTGTCTCGCCGATTGTCGAGCCGTTGCTGTCTGCCAACTCAGCCACGGCATGGTATCTCGCCGCCAACAGCGGCTGGTGCGACACCGTTGAGTATTGCTGGCTGGACGGCGCAGAAGGCCCACGCATTGAAAGCGAAATGGGTTTCGAGGTGGACGGCATCAGCTTCAAATGCAGCGACGACTTCGCAGCCAAAGCCATCGACCATCGCGGCCTGTTGAAAGCCACCGCCTAAGCACAGCCCAAGCGCCCACGTCATCAACCCCATTTTTTAGGACATACACATGAAAAACTATGTGCAAGAAGGTGAACGTATCACCTACACCAACGGCAGCGGCTCCACCATCTCTGCTGGGGCGGTGGTGGTCATCGGCAACATGTTAGCCGTGGCCTGTGGCGACATCACCGCAGGCGCATCCGGCGAATGTGCCACCTGTGGCGTGTACACCGTGCCCAAAGTCTCTGGCGCGGTCATCGCCCAAGGCGAAAGCCTGACGTGGGATGTCTCAGCCGGCGCGTTTGACGACAACGCAGCCACCCCCGCCACAGGCGACATCACCGGCGCTGCTGCCTTGGCATGGGAAGCCAAAGGCGCAGGCACAACCACCATCAAAGTGCGTTTTACTGGTGCGCCAGGCACAAAAACTTAATCGACCATGACACGGTTTGCAGACATCGAATCCCGCGTCAATGCAGCAGTCATGCGGCACTTGTCAAACGCCACCGCACAAATCGGCGCATCCACTGTATCTGTGGTGGTGGACGATGATTTGGTGGGGTTTGATGATGCAGAGCCGTTGGCCAACACGCCCGGCGCAACGGGCTACCGAATCAGCGTGCTGTGTCAAACCACTCAACTGCCAGCCAACCCCATAGGGGCACACATCACCATCGCCAGCGGCCTTGCCGCTGGCAATTGGGCCATTGCCTACGTTGACCCGGACAGCGCAGGCATGAGCCGCCTCACCCTATCTAAACGATAAGGAGCCAATCATGACTCAATCCGCAGCCGGAACCACCTTCGGCATTTCCTCTTCTGCCCCCGCTACCTACAACGTCGCAGGGTTCTCCGCTCTCACATACACCAACATCGGGGAGGTGACAAGTGGTGGCGAATTTGGCAAGACGTTTCAGATGGTCACGAGCCAAATTTTGTCTCGCCGTGCTGAGACAAAACGCAAGGGAACATTCAACGCAGGGCAATTGCCGATCACTGTTGAGTTGAACAACTCTGACGCGGGGCAAACAGCACTGCAAGCAGCTCTTGACAGCGACAGCGATTACAGCATCGTTGTCACGCTGCAAAACGGCGACAAATACTATTTGCGCGGTCTTGTCACCAAGTTTGCGCCCAACATCCAGGGGCCAAACACAATGGTCACGGCTTCATGCACGATCGAGCTGCAAGGCTTTGAAAACGCCGCTGGAGACGAAGTGGCCGCCATTTTTGACGCTGCCTAAGCGCATCTTATGAGCACCGAGCGGGTGCGTTCTCTGCCGTCGCGGGTAGAGGCGCACTCGCCACGGGCATACCCCCACCCCACCCACCACCTACCCGCGAGGTTTTATGTCAGACATCGAGTTTTCCCAATTTTTTCTCAACGATGAGTCCCGCGTCGAAATCGACCTGCCCAACGGCGACCCCATGACGTTCAACGGCCAGCCCGTTGTCATCGTCGTGTATGGCCCCGGCACTGAGCAATTTGCTCGCGCAAAAGCCATGCAAGACAAGTCGGCTACAGCCCGCGTCATCGCCGCTGTCGGCAACAAAAAGCCAAAAACAAATCAGGCAGACGACACGTCAGATGCACAGTACCTGACCGCTGTTACCAAAGCCGTTGAAAATTTCCCATACCCCGGGGGCCCACTTGCGATGTACTCCGAAAAACGCCTCCAGTACATCAACAACCAAGTCAGCAAGCATCTGAGTGATTTGGGAAACTTCTTCGCCAGCTCGGCGCAGAGCTGATTCTTTGGGCGCGTCAAATGGCATGGCTCTCTGTCACACCCAAAAAGCCCGACGGCAAGCCGGGGGACATGAGCCGCGCACAGATGATGCAGCGTGACGGCGGCACGCTGGGGATGCCCGATGTCACCGCCCACCACCTAGCGCATCACCTGCACCAGTTGGGCATGTGCAGCCACACAGGCATGGGCCTGACCAGACTCACCGCGGTTGAGCTGGCTGCGTACCAGCAAATCACCAGCACCCCATTTTCGCCGTGGGAAGCCACCGCACTGCTAGCTGCCAGCGGTGCATACGTGGGGGAGTTTTACGCAAACAACGATGCGCCGCCGTTTGGCAACGCGCGTGATCTTGCCGACCCCGCTGTCATCTCTGATCGGCTACGCGCAGCACTGGCCCCACTTGCTGTGTCTAAGCCCAAAAAAAGGCATTAAGACCCCCAATGGACACCCACACCCTCACCCTAAAAATCGCCGCAGAAATGGCCTCGTTTTTGCGCGATATGAAGACCGCCGAAAAACACCTCGACTTGTTGGCCCAAGCGGGTCAACAAGTGCAAAACGCCCTTGGTGGGCTGTTTGCTGGGCTGAGTGTCGGGGTTGCAGTGGGCAAGCTTGTGGAGGTGCAACGCGAGTTTGACAAGCTCTACAGCACCGTCAAAGTGCTTACAGGCAGTCAAGCTGCCGCAGAGCGTGAAATGCAGTGGATCAAAGACTTTGCAGCCAACACGCCTTACGGACTAGCCCAAGCCACGCAAGGGTTTGTCAAACTAAAAGCCCTTGGCCTCGACCCCAGCCGCGCTGCCCTGACAAGCTACGGCAACACCGCAGCCGCGATGGGCAAAGATTTGATGCAGTTCATTGAGGCCGTGGCCGATGCTTCAACCAGCGAATTTGAGCGCCTAAAAGAGTTTGGGATCAAAGCCAAGCAAAACGGCGATTCTGTCGCCCTGACGTTCCAAGGCGTGACGAAAACGATTGGCAACAACGCCAGCGAAATCGTCCAATATCTGGAGTCAATCGGCAACAACCAATTTGCGGGCACGATGGCAGAGCGTGCAAAAACGCTTGATGGTGCGCTTGCAAATCTGGGGGACACTGTTGATGAGGTGTTCCGCACAGTCAGCAGCTTGGGCATCGGCGGTACGCTAGCTGACGGCGCACGGCTGGCAAGTGACTCGCTGACCGATTTGATTTCGATTTTGCAGGCGCTTGAAAACCAGACCAAATCAGCATCCGATACATCGGTTTCGTTTAAGTTCACGCAAGAGGCCGTCGCGGTTATTTTTGAGACAGTTGTTGCACTTGGCGCAAACGTCAAATATGTGCTGGTGCAAATCGGCAACGAGTTAGGCGGATTAGCAGCACAGGCCGTGCAATTGGCGCAGCTCAATTTGACGGGGGCTGCTGCAATCCGCGCCCAAATGATTGCAGACAGCGAGGCTGCACGAAAAGAAGTGGATGCGACAACTGCACGCATCCTCAACGCTCGCGCCCTGCAAGCTGCGATCGACAAAGGCAAGGGGGCAGATGAACCCATGTTTGCGCGATTGCTCACACAAAAAAAACTGTTGGGAGATTTGTTCAGTCCTGATGTTGAAAAACGTTTACGTCAACACTACATCAAGCCGCAAAAAGAGGCATCTAAAACAGCATCAGAAGAAGCCAAAATCATTGCGGAACTGTCCGGCGTGACGGCCTCGTATCAAGAGGATTTGACGCGGCTGGGCGCAATCCGAGAAAAAGGCATCATCACCGAAGCCCAATACATCGAACTCGTCGAACAGCTCATTGCAAAACAGCCCGGAGCTAAGAAACAAATCGACGAAATGACCAAAGCCCAAGAAGCGGGCTGGAAGGTCGTTGAAGCACGAAATAAAGCGGTGGAGGAAGCCGCAAAACTCGAAGCGCAATACCAAGCCGCAAAAGATGCTCAGGCGTTTGACGACGCATGGGAGCGCGACCAGCAAGCCCTAAGAACCATCGAAGACCGCATCAAAGCCGGCCGCACAATGCTTGAGCAGATGCAGTTTGAAAACTCGCTGCTCACCATGACATCACAGCAGCGAGCCATTGCCACGGCAGAGCGCGAAATGGAGCGCCAGGGCATCGTCAAAGGAACCGAGGCTTACATCGCATACGCCGATGCAATCAAACAGGCTGTGCTCGACAAAGAGGCCATCACCGAAGCACAAAATTTTTGGAGCAGCATCGAACAAACCGCCCACGGCGTGTGGGTGGATGTCGCCAACGGCGGTGAAAGCGCATTCAGGAAAATCGGCCAAACATTGAAGGCCGCAGTGTTGGATGTGCTGTGGCAAATGACAGGGCGCAAATGGCTCATCAACATTGGCGCATCAATGGGCGTGCCCGGCGCAGCATTGGCGCAACAGCAGATGGGCGGCATGGCCAGCAGTGCGGGTGGCAGTGCATTGGGCGGCATGGCTGGCGACGTGCTTGGGGCACTTGGCACCGGCCTTGGCTCTGGGTTTGGCATGATCGCTGGCGGTGGCATTGGCGGGTGGCTCACGGCATCCACATCACTCATCGGCACGGGCACAGCAGCGGGTGCGATGGCTGGTCTTGGGGCGCTCGCTGGCCCCATCGGCGCAGTGCTTGCCATTGGCTCGTTGCTCAAGAGCCTAGACGACTCCGGCACAATGCACACAGGCGGCCTCGGGTCATACAGCAAAGCGGGTGGCACAGCCGTTGGCGATGTGGTCAAGGGGCAAAGTCCGGGGTTCTTCGGTCTCGCATCTGCCGATTACCAGAGCAGCACCGAACAAGCCAGCGTCAAAATTGCTCAAAGCATCGTCGGCATCCTCGACAGCACGGCAGCGACGTTCGGGCAGCAAGCGGGCTACTACGCGGCGACCGCATTTGCAGACGACACATCAAAAGACGGCGCATGGGGTGGCCTGACCATCAAGCTAGCCGATAAGATCGTGGCAGACTGGGGCAGCGGCGGTGAAGGCTTCTTGGGGAAGGTGTTTGCGGACGGCGAGAAAGGGGCGAAAGAATACTCAGCCGCCGTGGGCAAAACTGTGCGCGACACGCTGATGGAGCAAACGCCGCAATGGGCAGACACCATGCTCAAAGCTCTGGGTGATTCGCCATCGCTTGAGCAGTTGGGGGAAACCGTCGGGCAAATCAATGACCTCCAAAAGCAGCTCAACAAGCTGGGTATTGGCAGCCTGTTTGAAGACATCACAAAAGAGGGCGCGGCTGGTGCGCGGGTGTTGCGGACTGACCTTGTGCCGTGGATGCAGCGACTTGCAAACCAAGGTGGCCCAACTGCTGAAACCCTCAAATCCATTGCGGAATACCCCAACAGCTTGCTGGAATTGGCCGGAACGTCACGTGACAACCTCGTAAAAATCTACACAGATGGGTTTATGTCTGGTGACGTTGCCGGAGCTGGGCAAGCGGTTGCCGATACCTTGGTTGCGAGTATTGAACAAACCATTGTCGGTACCGCTGCCGGACAGATTTTTGACACCATCAACCGTGGCATCGTTACTCCAATTATCGACGCGATGCTCACGGGTCAAACACTGAGCGAAGCCCTCAGCCAAGCCAGCATCGATGCAGCAATCAACAAGGCGAAAGAACAAGCCGAAGCCCTGTCCGCCATTTACAACGACCCCAGATTCAAGGAGCTTTTGTCCGGCCTAAAAACAACATTGGGCGGCGCGTTGGGCAGTGCGGGTGCATCGTTTACGTACACGCCCCAATACCAGCAGCAAACCTCGGCTGCAAACAACATCACAGACGCAGCCAAAGAAGCTGCCGATGCAGCCGAAGAAGCCCGCAAAGAATGGCAAGACATCACCGATGGCCTGTTGGGCACGAAATCTGATTTGCTCATCGAAGAACTGAGGGCGCAAGGGCGCGAAGAAGATGCCTTGGCGCTTGAACGGGAGCGTGCCATCAAAGGCATGGATGCGTATCAAGTTGGGCTGTACGACAGCAATCAGCAGTTGCAAACACAAATCGACCTGCTCAACAAAACCAATGCCCAGCGTGCAGAGTATGAGTCTTTGGGTGTAGAGCTGTTGCGGGCGCAGGGGCGAGAAACTGAGGCTTTGGCGGCCCAGCGGCGCATCGATGTAGCTGGCATGACTGATGTCGAAATTGCGCTTTACGATCTGAACGCTGCACGCAGAGCAGAGATCGACTCAATTGCAAAAAACAAAGAGGCATTGGACGCATTTTGGACAGCGGCAGACAGCACAGCAGAGCGGTATCTGTCCAAAGATGTGCTCACGTCGTATCGCTTTGACCGCGTTGCACAGCAGATCAACACTGCAACGGGGAGCACGGGCATCACAGGTGCATTGCTGTCGGGCCTTGGTGTTGACGACATCAAAAACGCCGTGGCATCGTTTGTCAGCAGCGATGCACCACTCACCGCAAAAACCCAGATCATTGAGTTGGGGGCCGCATTGCTTGGCCTTGGTGATGCTGCACGCACAGAGCGTCAATCGCTGCAAGACCGCTTAAACGCGGCTACCGACACCAACGCCCAAGCATTGGCCCGACAGCGGGCCGCACTGGATGAATCAAACCGTGCTCTGTTTGATCAAGTGATTGCGGCAGAAAAAGCCAAGGCAGTTGGTGAGCAACGCAAGACGTTGCAAGATGAGCTGAACGCTTTGACCGACACCAACGCCCAAGCATTGGCCAGACAGCGGGCCGCTTTGGACGAGTCAAACCGCGCTCTGTTTGACCAAGTGCAAGCCGCAAAACTCGCAAAGGCGGCAGAAGAGGAGCGCAAAGGCCTCCTTGACCGTCTTTACAGCTTGACCGACACCAACACCCAAGCCCTAACCCGGCAGCGTGACGCACTGGATGCCTCCAACCGTGCCTTGTTTGACGAGATCACTGCACTGGAGCAAGCAAAAGCAGCAAGGGAACAACGCCTTGGCATCGAGAACCAATTGCTGCAAGCCTTGGGCATGACGGCTGAAATCCGGCGACGCGAACTAGAGGCATTGCATCCTGCAAACCGAGCACTGCAAGAGCGGCTTTACGCATTGCAAGACAGCCGCACAGCAACCGATACCTCGTATGCTGCACTTGAACGTGCGGTAGCTGCACAACGAAAACAAGCGGACACGGCACGTCAGGCGGCAAGCGACTTGGTGTCTGAAGTGGCATCGATTTTTGACATACTCAAATCGTCGGTTCGCGAACTGTACGGCGAGGTGGAACAAACTCGGGCGATGGGTGGCGTGCAGGGCATGGCATTTATCGACGCTGCGCTTACTGCTGCACGGGCAGCAGGTGTGTTGCCAGATGCAAACGATTTGCGAGACGCAATCAGCGGCGTGCGTGGGACGTTTGGGGGGGATCAATTTGCAAGTCAGGTTGACGCAGACTTTAACCGTTTGGTGTTGGCAGGCAAACTTGCGGAGCTGGAAAAAATCAGCGGTGGACAGCTTACAAACGCAGAGCAACAGCTTGCATCACTTGAGCGTGCAAACGATCAGTACGACGAGATGCTGGCATCGTACAAACGTCAAATCGATACGATGCGAGGCGTTGACACGCGCGTGCTGGGTGTTGGCGATGCAATCGCTGAATTGCAGCTTGCAATGTCAACAGAGCAGCAAATCACAGCAACAACAATGCTTGATGTGTTTGGTGCTCAGTACGATGTGTTGCTGTCGATCGATGCAGGCATTGCAGCACTGAACGACAAACAACAAGCTGCCAAAGCCGCATCTGCTGCTGTAGCAGCGGCTGCAAAAACTGCAAACGTTGGGCACACAACGTCGCCGTGGGCGCAATACATTGCGCAGACAACAGGCCCAAGCGCAAGGGAGGATGCGATTCGTTTCGCCCTTGAAAACGCCAAATTGTTTGGCCAGGGAAATGCGTTTGTAGGCGGTGCTGAGACGCACATGGGCCGCATTGCCGGCGCAGGGTCTGTGTCGATCACAAGCGGCGGCGGCGTCTCGATCAACGATCTTGCAGCCAAACTGCTTGGCATTACAGACACAGACACGCGCTTGACGCAATACGACATGTATGCGGCGTGGTTGCAAGCCGAGCTAGACAAACTGCCAAAATTTGCGGCAGGCGGCTACCACACCGGCGGATGGGCGATGGTTGGCGAGCAAGGACCGGAACTCGCATACATGCCACCAGCTCACATTGTCAATGCCGCCGACACACGGCAGATCATGAGCAGCGATGGCGGTGCGGTGGTTGCAGCAAAAATCGACTCGTTAGAGCGTACTGTTGCATCGTTGCTGTCGGTGATTGCTGGCAACACGCAACGCACTGCCACAGTGCTCAGTGACGTGACAGACAGCGGCACAGCTATGCGCCTTGGAGAGACGATCTCATGAACTACATTGAACCGATCACAATTACGGACGCGCTCATCTTAAGCGGCACCAACGTTGCTGAACCGTTCACTGGTGAAACAGTGTGGGTGTCAGGTGGCACTTACGCAATTGGTGACAAGCGCATCCGCACGACGACGCACAAAGTCTATCGTGCAGTCACTGCACATAGTGGTGTGACGACACTGCCGGAGGACGACGCAACGAACTGGCAAGTGTACGCACCGACCCAACGGTGGTGTCCGTTTGATGAATACAGCGCGTCAACAGTCACGACACGCACCGATGCCGACATCATTTATGCACTGCAAGCCCGATACGCCACCAGCATTTATTTGAGCGGCTTGCTTGGTAAAACAGTTACAGTGCAAGTCAAAGCGACATCAGGCGGCACAGAGATTTACAATCGTGAAACGCAGCTCAAACGCGACAGCACGGGGTATTATGATTATTATTTTGGACAGCGAAAAAAGGTAACAAAGTTGCTATTGACCGATCTGCCGATCAGGTCGGCGGCTGAAATTGTTGTGACCGTGGGCGCTGATTCGGCGCAAACTCGGGCGCTTGGTTTGTGCGTCATTGGCAAAAAGCGCAACTTTAAGCTGACGGGAATCGGCGGCGCTGAGTGGGGCTTTGCTGTCACACCAAAAACGCTGTCAACGATAAGCAGCGGGTTTGATGGAAAAGTCACGATCACGCCACGTTATTCGTACCTTGAGTTGCGTGGTAACACAGCTATTGAGACGCAATTTGCCGATTTTGCTGTCCAACAGTTGACCGATTTGCTGTCCCGCCCAGTTGTGTGGTTCGCTACCGAAAAAGCTGGGTTTGATGGTTTGCAGACGTTTGGGCTTGCGACAGCAAACATGACCTACACGCCCGCAATGACGCGGATTGAACTAGAGATCAAAGGATTTATGTAATGGCAACATCACCAGTCACCCCCACACCAGTGACAGCAGGCCCGCCAGTGCCCGACATTGGCGACCATGAATCCACGTTTGATTCAATGCTTCAAGCGTTTCATGCGTGGCAAAAAGACGACCTGCAACCCGAGATCAATACGCTTGCATCTCAAACGTACACCAACGCTGTATCCGCCAGCGAGAGCGCATCTGCTGCCGCACTCAGCCAATCGGCGGCATCAACCAGCGCAGCGGCCAGTTCGGACAGCGCAACGCTGGCGCAAGGTTGGGCCACATCGCTGACGGTTGTGAGCGGCGGCCTGTACGGTGCAAAATACTACGCACAGCAAGCGCAAGCGGCTGTTGCGGTACTGCCAGATGGCACGATCAACGACTTGATGATTGCCGCTGATAAAACGTGGTCATCGGCAAAAATCGATTCGGCAAAACAAAACACCTTGGTGTCGGGCGACAACATCAAGACCGTCAACAGTCAATCGATTGTTGGCGCTGGCAATCTCGATGTGTCAGACTCCAAAACAGGGGATATTCGCATCACGTATGCAACATCTATGCCCGCCGGTTGGGTACGCTGCGACGAAGCGGCGTACCTCAAAACCAGCTATGCGGCAGTTGCCGCACTTGTGGGATCATTGGTCAACCGATGGGCCAAATCATCTGATGTCAGCATCACAAACACGTACTCGTACCCCTGCAACACCAGCAGCGCAATTGCGGTATCAGGCAGCAACCTGTTTGCGGCATCTCATGGTGCAACATATTGGTACAGCACAAATGGCGGCAGCTCGTGGACTGAAGCGGCTGCTGCAAACGCTTTTTTTGGTGTTGCAGTCGCTGCAACACTGGGCAAAATTGTTGCAAGCGTAAAAGATGACACGCTGGGTGGCTACCGCTTGCGCTCGTTTGATGTGTCAAACATGGCAACAAGTTCTGACATGAGCATCTCAAGTGCAACGTCGAATTGGGAGGTGGCAGCGTCAAACACGTTTGTGATTGCGTACAACTATTACGCAGGGGCTAGTCAATGGCAGCGCTCGACGAACGGCACGTCGTGGGTTACAAGTGCAGCAGCTCCTTGGGGTAGTTACGCTGTAACTCTGTGCTCGTCACCAAGTGCTGTTTTTGCGTCCGCCGGAGCGTCTGGCATTTGGAAAACAACGACAGCAACCGCATGGACAGCTTGCACAGCGTGCGGTCTGTCCAACTACTATTTGCACTACGCAAACGGCAAGCTGATCGCACAGGAGCGGTCAACACTGGGTGGTGAAATCAAAATCAGCGACGACGATGGCGTAACGTGGCGCACAGGTATGCGCAGACTGCCCGGCGGCGCACAGCATCACGGGCAGAACGACATCATCGGTCTCAAGACGGGTTTTTTACTCAAGCTCAGTTCAGGTGGGTCGATCAAGCTCTACGTCACGCAAGACTTTATCGAGTACGTCGAAGTGACTGGTTTTGCGACAAGCCAAACCAATTTCCGTGCGTTCGGCTACTGCGACGCGACAGGGTTTGTTGTGTGCCCAGCATACGACTCAGCATCGACAGCTAAGGCGCTGAAGTGGTCGCCATACACCTACGACAGCACCACGCAATTTGTTGTGCCACTCATTTCAAACGGATGGATCAAAACATGACGACGATTTTTTACACAACAGACGCGATGGGGGTTTGGACGGGTTCAACTCTCCAAATCGACCCCTTGCATCCACTGCCATCGGGCACAGTAACGCCACCGCCAACACTGGCCAACGGTCAATTTGCACAGTTGCAGGGCGGTACATGGGTTGTTCTTGATGCCTACCCGCCGTCACCGCCGCCACCGCCAGCGCCCCGTCACATCACAAGGTTGGCATTCCGCAACCGGTTCACACAAGTCGAAAAGGTTGCTTTGGAAATAGCGCAACTGGACGTGCCGACAGCGCCGATGTCGGCACGCGCACAAGCGGCTGCACTGCGTGCAAGTCAGGCGGATGTCAACGCATCGACATTCATTGACCTAGATCGTGCCGACACGCGGGCGGGAGTTCAGATGCTGGAGGCTGCTGGCCTGCTGTCCGCTGGCCGAGCGCTGCAAATCTTGGACGCGGAGATTCAGGATCACGAAAGGTATGTAGCATGACCCGTGTCCAAATTGCGTTTTACCGTGGTCCGCCGCGTCGGTGGCTGCACAAACTGTCGCACTGGCTAATCTGCTTGTTTACCCTGTCTCGCTACTCTCATTGTGAGCTGGTCATCGATGGTGTGTGTTGGTCATCGTCTGCGCGAGATGGCGGCGTGCGTCAAAAGCAAATCGATTTGACTGACGGCAAGTGGATCGTGGTCAACGTGCCAAGCGCCGATGCGGACGCGGCATTGGATTGGTTCTATCGGCACGAAGGCAAGAGTTACGACTACTTGGGGGTAGTGCAGTTTCTGCTGCCGTTTGTGCGCCAAGGCCGTGATAAATGGTTTTGCAGCGAGGCCACATCCGAGGCGCTTGGGTTACCGTGCGCGACAAAAACGACACCGCAAGATTTGTACGAATGGTTGTCAAATGACTGAGCCAGCAACTACAACTACAAACCTCACGTTGCTGTCGATCGGCCTGCTAGGGCCGTTGGCCGGCCCGTATGCGCTGATTGTCATCAGCGCAGTGGCTGGGGCCATGTGGCCATTGTCGAGCGCAACGACACAGACGCGCATGGACGGCATGTGGCTGCTGCTGCGCTGCGCATCCACGGCAATTGCACTGACAGGGCTGCTGGCTGTGTTGGCAGAGCGTTGGTGGGGTGTTGCAACATATGACACGCTGGCCCCCGTTGCGTTTGTGATCGGAGCCTTTGGCAATGGGTGGCGACCTGTGTTTGCTGCAATAGCGTATGTCGCTGCCGCATTTGTGCGCAGCAAAACACAAAATCCAAGGGTCAAAAAATGATCATGCTATGGATACACACAACGCTGTCCGCCGTGCTCTGGGGCAGCATTTTTTGTCGCGCAGTCCGCATGTCATCAGACACGACACACATGAGCATCATTGGTGCGATGTGGTTTTTGGGGTGCGCAGCATTGCTGTCGTTCGCAGCACCGTGCATTTGGCCGGGCTGGCAACCAGATTTGATCACCATACTATTGTTGACGGGGATAACGCTGGTGCAACTCGTCACCGCGCACCACTGGCACAACGGCGTTCCAAGCCGGTTTTTGCTGCCCTAGGCCCAACCGAGAAACAGACGCGCAACAGACAAAGGGCACACACATGCAGCAACACATTGATGAGCTGGTCACAGCAGATGCGCTCAAAGCAATTGGTGCAACAGACATACGAGCACAGCACTGGCGTGCGCACATTGTCGATGCGTGCGTTATGTACGACATCAGCACACCAGTGCGAATTGCTGCATTCCTTGCACAAGTTGGACACGAATCCGGTGGCCTAAAGTACGTTGCTGAAGTCTGGGGGCCGACAGCAGCACAACTCACATACGAGGGCCGAAAGAGTTTAGGCAACACGCAAACAGGAGATGGTGAACGTTACAAAGGCCACGGCCTCATCCAGACTACCGGCCGCTACAACCACGCCCGCGTGCGTGACCGCTTGCGCTCTCGCATCGGTGCCGATGTGCCGGATTTTGAAGCCGAACCTGAGCAGCTCATGATCCCGAGATGGGCCGCGTTGTCTGCCGCCGATTATTGGGACGACCGCGGTCTAAACGCCATCGCGGATGCGGGCAATTTTGAGCTGATTACGCGCCGGATCAATGGCGGTTTGAACGGGCATCAAGACCGCACGGCACGCTGGGAAAAAGTAAAAGCCGTGTTGTTGACCAGCCCCCCTGTTGCAGTGCCTGCACCAGTTGCAACAACAGAAACGATTGCCCCACTGCCGCCGCCTACCCCCACACCCACACCACCCCCATTTGCCACCGTTGGCGGAGAGTTCTCAGCCGATGTGCCACAGCAGCAACAACCCGATCATCAAACTACAACCGCACAAACACAGCCACAGGAGCAGCCCGTGACCCCCTTCTTAGCCGCCGTCCTCCCCAGCTTGATCGACCTAGTGCCCAAGCTGGGCACGGTGTTCGCGTCAGGCTCTGCCGTGTCAGAGCGCAACATCAAAGCCGCTCAACTCATCGCTGATGCCGCAAAAACTGCCGTTGGTGCGTCAAACGAGCAAGAGTTGGCCCAACGCATTGCCACCGATCCCGAGGCCGCAAGAAAAGCAAAATCAGCAATCGAACAAAGCTGGTATCAACTCACGGAAATTGGCGGCGGTGTCGAAGCCGCACGCAAATACAACGCAACACCAGATGCACCAAAGTTCTGGCTGCAACCCGCATTCTGGGTCACGTTGTTGCTGTTGCCGTTGGTGTACGGCACGGCATATCAAGTGCTGACAACCGCCGATTTTTCGGCTGAGGTAAAAAGCATGGTGGTAGCCACCATCATCTCAGGCATTTTGGGCAGTGTCGCGGGCTACTGGCTCGGTTCGAGTTTTGGTTCGTCCAAAAAAACGGATTTGATAAGCAAGTAAGTCTCGACGGCTGGCAAAAATTAAATGCTAGGGTTTTCACTGATAAAAAAGTTTCAAAACAGCTTCAAAGGCATACAATGTATGCCTATAATACGTTCCATCGCAGCAAACAATCCACGCTGCACACTGCGCCTCGGGTGATGTTCAGGGGCAAAGGAAATAAAAATGGAATGCAACGAAAAAGAAATGGGCCTAGCCGCAGCGGCGGTGTGCGTGGAGTTGAGCAAAAGTGCCGTAATTGGCTGCGCAACCAGCGCAGCAATGTCGGCGCTACGAATTGCACAACAGGCTGAGTTTATTGGTCGAGGCACTGCCTTGCACGCTGCAATCAATGATACATGGAGAGGCGCAAGCTTTGCGACAGATAAATGGATGGATGCGGAAAAATCCGCCTCCGTTGATGCGGTAGAAGTGGCTAGATTGGCAACGGGTCAAGTTTTAAAAGATGCCCGTCAGATAATTGCCGCAGCAGATGCCGGGTCAGAGTTGTACGATTTTCTCCTGCGTTTATGCAACGTTGCAGAAACGGCAGCAGATGAAGGGGCACGAGTTGCCAGACTCTTGAAATGACAAATCACCCGAATCGCAGCAGGGGCGCAAGCCCCGCAAAACGCCCAAGCCCTGAAGAAATCAGGGCATCCCGCGAAGAGGCGGGCCATACGCAAAAGCAGGCAGCAGACACCATCCACGCCACGCGCAACGCATGGCAGAAATGGGAACAGGGTGAACGAGTCATGCACCCAGCATTTTTTGAGCTGTATTTGCTCAAAACCAAATCAGCCTGATAACCCGTCGCCCAACCTAAACCCACCAAGTGCGGGTTTTTTTATTCGAGCCACCGATCCAGCAGCCCATCATATTTGTCCCCCCGCTGCTGGATGTGCGTGTACCGTTGCATCACTGTCCACGACCGATGTCCCGACACTGTTGCCACCTGTGGGATCGTCCAGCCCATCTCAAATAACCTGCTGATGCCGTCATGTCGCAGGTCATGAAAATGCAGGTTTTCGATGCCCAAAATTTTGCACCCTCTTGTAAACCTTGTGCTGATGCTGTCGGGGTTGTAATCGAAAATGCGGGGGCTGTTGACGTGATTTGAGGCCCGTGCGTTGATGAGTCGGTATGCCTCCGGTGTTAGGGTCAAGAGCGCGTCGTTACCTGTTTTTTCGCTCGGGTGCTTCATGTTGCGCACCCACACGCGCATAGTTTCGTGCTCGATGTCGGCCCATTGCAGACGCGTTATTTCATCCAGCCGGCGGCATGAAAAAATTGCAAATAGAACCACTTCGTGCATGGGCATCTGTTGCGGTGCCCTTGCCTTGCCGTCTTTGAAAAACGACAGCAGCCGCTCCAGCTCATCCAGCGTTGGCCGTCGATCCCGCTTTGCTGATTTTGAGATGACCCGCAGTTGTTTGAGCACGGCACGCGCGTCATCTAGTGCAGACCTGTGCAGCGGATAACCCCATGCAGGCTTGGCAATGGCAAAAACGGGGGCTAGGTGGCTGAGGTAGTTGGCGACAGTCTGAGGCTGCATCGGCTTTGACAGCAGCTCTTGAGCGTAGCTGACGATAGCTTGGCTGGTGATTTTGCTGGCTTTGAGCTGTGCAAAGTCGCTTTGAGCGATGATGTCCAGCACGCTGCGCTTGGTCTTGCCCTCTTCTGGCTGCCCTTGTTTCCGGTATTGCTCTATGATTTTGACAAGCGGTGGATCATCTTTTACGAGGTCTGCGAATGAGTCGATTTTGTCAAGTTCAGACTCTCGCTTTCGCATCCAAATTTTGGCCGCTGCTTCTCGGTCAAACGTGCGTGCCTCTGTATGCACCACACGCCCCCCTTCTTTGCGCCTAATTTGTACGGTGTATGCTGCCGTGCCATCGCTTCTAATACGCTTTGTGATCGTGCCCACCATCGTCTCCAGTGCTACATGGTTTTGTGTAGCACTGAGCGTAGCACAATCACATTTTAATCATGCACAATCATGCACAAAAAGCACACATCATGCAAGTTTGTGGCGTTCATAAAACATTGAAATGAAAAAAAGTATTTCTGAATCAAGCCCTTGGCGCGTTTGCGTGGCTCCGATGCTGGATTGGACAAAGACATAAAAAAAGCCCATGTTTTTCATAGGCTTGTGTTTTATTCATGTGCTGTGTAGCACTGGCGTAGCATCATCTATCGGTATTGATCTCATTCTTTTTCACCATCCCTTGGGATGTCCGTTTTTTTAAATTCTCCACACCAGGAATCAAATCGAACAACCGGCCAAACTAAGTCTGGCGGTTTTGGAGGGTATCGTCTGCATTCCATGCGGCCAAATAGGTCGGGCCGCGTAGCTCCGAATTTGCATTGCAAACACTCTGTTTGTCTAGGGATGATTGCTGTCATATCATTGACTCCATGCGCTCACTTTTTATTGAACTTGGGACATGTTTGATCCATATCGTAGTCGCTTGCTTTATCGATAGATAGATGCAACAGCAACGATTACGCCCAGAGCGGTGGCGACACCGCAAAGAAAAGCGATTAGATCAGTCAATCTCCCCAGTCTAATGCCCCACCGGATTGGTACTCGATCACACGGGTTTCAAAGAAGTTGCGTTCTTTTTTCAGGTCGATCATTTCGCTCATCCACGGAAACGGGTTGGTTTCGTTGGGGAAAAGTTCTTCCATACCGATTTGGGTGGCACGTCGGTTGGCGATGAAACGCAGGTAGCCTTTGAACATACCGGCGTTCATGCCGAGCACACCGCGTGGCATGGTGTCTTCGGCATAGGCGTATTCCAAATCAATTGCCTTCAGGAACAGGGCATGGATGTCGTTTTTGAAGTCTGGTGTCCACAGGTGAGGATTTTCCACTTTGATCTGGTTGATGAGGTCGATGCCAAAATTGCAGTGCATCGACTCATCGCGCAAGATGTATTGGTATTGCTCGGCAGCACCGGTCATCTTGTTTTGTCGCCCCAAAGCCAAAATCTGCGTGAAGCCCACATAAAAGAACAAGCCTTCCATCAGGCACGCAAACACGATGAGGGACTTCAACAGGGTTTGGTCGGCCTCTGGTGTGCCGGTTTTGAACGTCGGCTCCATGATGGCATCGATGAAGGGAATGAGAAATTCATCCTTGGCGCGAATGGCTGGAATTTCGTGGTAAGCGTTGAAAATTTCACCTTCGTCCAAGCCCAGCGATTCGACGATGTATTGGTAGGCGTGGGTGTGAATGGCCTCTTCAAAGGCTTGGCGCAACAGAAATTGACGGCATTCTGGGGCGGTGATGTGCCGATACGTCCCCAATACGATGTTGTTGGCCGCCAATGAATCGGCGGTCACAAAAAAGCCCAGATTGCGTTTGACGATGCGGCGTTCGTCTTCGCTCAGGCCGTGGGGGGTTTTCCACAGAGCGATGTCGCGGTTCATGTTGACTTCTTGCGGCATCCAGTGGTTTGCACAGGTGGCAAGGTATTTCTCCCATGCCCACTTGTATTTGAACGGAACCAACTGGTTTACGTCGGTTTGCCCGTTGATGATGCGCTTGTCTGCGATGTTGACGCGGCGGTTTTGTGTTGTCATAACTCACTCTCTCGGTTACTTGGTGTCAGGTTTTTATCTGCATCTACCCAAACGGATTGGCCGCAGTGGGGGCACATTTGGGGGACTGGTGCTGGTCTTGTTGGGTGGCTCGTCGGTGCGGTTTTGTCTTGGTAGATTGATGTCAACGCAACAATGCCGCCAATTGCTGCGACGATCGACGAGAAAACGATCAGAGTTGTCATCATCCCGCCACCCCTTCCAGTTCCTTTTTCGCAGCCTTTTGGCGGGCATCCAAAAACGCGGCTAGGTCAGTGATGCTGACCATCACTGGGGATTTTTTACTTGTGGGGTCAGTGCGGATGGTTGGCAGAGCAATTGACCCACTGCTGAGAGCCGCCCTAAAGACTCGCTCTGTCATGTGTGGGAAATAGTCTGTCCGCACGGTATTGAGTGGGATGTGTGGGCGGTTGTAGGTCGCCAAGAGTAGAAAAACGGTGTTCACTTAAACCACCTCAACTTTTGTGCCAACGCTTCTCAGGCGTGCTTCAGCCAGAGCAAATGCGTTGGTGTATTCGCGGTATGTGAGCTGTTCAATTTGCGTTTTGTACAGTGCAAATAGGCACTCGATGCTGTCGCGTTCGTCGGGTGTCAGCGTTGGGGCATTCCATTTTTCGCCGTCTGCTGCCCCACGGTGTCCACAGCAATTCAATGCCAGCCGCGCCGATTCCAAGATGCTCGTCGCATCCCGCACAATGCGCTTGTCGTGTATGGCTTGAGCCATTGCCAGCAGCCCCATGACGACAGACCAGTCGTCATAAGCCCCGTTTCCCATCAAAAGGCGCTGCATGTGCTCTTTTGGGCGTTTCAGCATGTGATTCAGCTCGCATTGACTAAAACGGGTGTTCCATGTGTTGAACATAGCCAATACATTTGCTCGTTGTTTTTTCATACCAATTCCACTTCGCTGTGCTTCCAATCTTGAACTCCGCCGGAGCTGACGACCATGTATTTCATTTCTCCTCCGCTTTTTGCACGATTGATGATCTGTGCTTTCTGTTTTGTCGTCGTCTTTTTGATCCATTGGCCAACCTTGTGATACTGTTTTTTGGGGGGAGGCGGTGGTGGTGGTTTGTTTTTCCGCACGTCATCAGACGTGCCTGTTTTTTCTGCTGCTGCGTCAGCGGCAGCAGATGCTTCTTCCAGCCCTTGCATCGCGTGAGCGATGCCTGTTGTTGCATCCTGTGCTGATAGTTTTTTGGGTTTCCCTCCCCCCCTGCTTTGTGAGTGTGCCAGTGGGGATGGTGCGGGCGCAGTGGGCTGCACTATGCTGCATGGGGGGCTGTCGTCTTCGGTGTGCCCGGCGATGGCGTGGCGTTTGAGTTGATCTGTGTCGATCTTTGCGGCTTTGATGTAGGGTTGGATGTCGTTGTCCTGCATGGGGACTGTCGCTGCGTCGATGGTCAGGGCCAGTTGCATCAAGTGCATATAGGCAAGGGCAGACGTATCCAGTTTGAACGATTTGATGCGGTCTGTGACGGCCTCTTTGTAGGCAATTCCGCTGTTGATTCCAAGAGCTTTGCACAAGATTTTTGCCGCTGCTGGGGTGGCACGTTGTTCCCACACGCGCACCAAAAAATCAATGAACAAGTGGTGAAGCTCATTGGTTTTGCGGGAGCGGATGTCGGGCAATGCGTCGATGATGGTCAACCTCAGCTCTTGTTCGTAGCTGGCGGCGATGGCTGCGGCTTGGGCGGACTGGGCTTTGTCGGCGGCTTTTGCTTCGGTTTTTTCGATCAGTCGGTCGATTGCGTCGGCCCCCGCTTGGGCTAGGTCTGAGATGTGGCCCGCAGAGCGCAGTAGGTTGATGGCGATTTGTTCTGGCAATACTGCGACGAGTTCACCGGTGCGGGTTTCGATGAGTGTTTCGGGGGTGGTCTGCTCCCAGTCCACTTCTGACAGCAATTTGCGAATGGTTGCACCTTTCACAGGGCTATCGGCTTTGTCGTCTAAGCGCAAGTACCCTGTGATTTTCCATTGCTTGCATGGCAGTAGTGGCATGAGTTCACGCGCTTCAGGGCCGGTGATGATGGTTTTGCCTGCGGCGCGTGCCGCGTCGGCCTTGTGAGCTTGTGTAGCTTCAATTTTGCGGTTGTAACAATCGATGTCTAGGCAGAGGTCGGCGCTGTGGTTTTCGGTCGCAAATAGGTCAGGGTTGGATTTGGTGCGCTTGTGGCATTCGACGCATGGGATGGCCCCAAGATTGGGGCTTTTGGTGTCGAACTTTGTCAGACGCAGCATGTAGCGGGCTTTCAGGATTTCATCCATGCCCGTTTTGAGGCCAGCCACATCCGCCAAGGCGCGTGCTTGCACTGTGTGCGATGGGATGGCGGCCAGTTGCAACGCTGTGTTGGCTGAGATTTTGCCGTCAAGCAATGCGGTGGCAGCCTCTGGGCAGAGGTCTAGAAGTTTCAGGCGATTGAACACATGGCGGCGTGATTTGCCGATTTTTTGAGCCAAAAATTCAACGGAGTAGCCTTCACGGATAAGTGCATCAAACCCGTTGGCCTCCTCCAGCTCGGTGATGTCTTCGCGCTGGAGGTTTTCGATCACCTGACATTCGAGGACTTCGATGTTGGTGAGGTGTTTGATGATGACGGGTACGGTGGCTTGCTTGGCAATGCCACTGGCCCGCCAACGGCGCTCACCGGCCACGATTTCGTGGGTGATGTGGCGTGGGGTGTCTGGCACGCGCTGTGGTGGCAGTGGGCGCACTAAGATGGGTTGCAACACACCGTTTTGACGGATGCTGTCTGCCATGTCGCTCAGGCCCGCGTCTTTGAATGTGCGGCGTGGGTTGGTGAGGCTAGGGGTGATGTTTTCGAGTGGCAGTAGGCCAAATTGTGCGGTGGCGCTCATGTTGCACTCCGTGATCCCATGATTCGGGGGGATGAAAACAAGTAATAAGGGGAATTGATGCTGCTGCCAATGCTGATAGGGGGTTTGCGTGGCTGTGGTTTGCCGTGCTCAACGCTGGGGCATTCTAAAAAATCCAGTGCATCTGCCCGCACAGGGGCGGGCTGCTTGGCCCAAGCCGGCGGAGTCCATTGCGGGTCTTGGGGGGTCGGCGTTGTGTCGATGTGTGGGGTTGAATGTGGCAAATTGTTTGACTCAAACGTGTCGTCCCATACGTTGGTCGGGCTGGACAGCGTGGCATGTTTGTGCCAAACGTATTCGGCCATGTATCTTTTTTTCGATACGTTTTTGATCTTCAGCGAAGCTGCCAAATTTTTGATTGCTGCGCCGATTTTTTTGGGGTTTGTGTCTGCTTGTTGCGAGACGATGTGCTCTGTGATTTCGGCGACGGTTTTTGGTGCATTGTTTTGCGCCAAAAAACGTTCTACCAAAATGCGTTCGTTTGTTTTTGGGTATGTCATTTTTTGCTCTTTTGGGCAGCCATTGCCCAGTGTGCTGCCCAGTGCTGTGCCGCTGGGGTGTTGAGTGGATAGGGGCAGCCTTCTAAGAGGCTCAATCCGGCTGTTGCCGCCTGCTTGGCGCTGGCTTCGATGCTGGCTTTTGTGACAGGGGGCTGGTTGTCACCAGCACTGAGTGTTTTGTCTGCGGTCATTGGGCGCCAATGAATTGAAGGTGCAAAAAAATGGATGCAGGCCATGTACAAGCACAACAACACAAGCCACAAGCACATGATGTTCATGCACGCAGCACAATCAATCGATTGGTGGGTTGTTGGATGATTCATGGTCTTGGTAGTGGTGGATGCCGTCGAGCGTGATGCATTGTGCGCGGAGCTGCACCACAGGCCGCGGCTCTTTGGCGTGCCGAACAATGGATGCCGACGCGCAATAAGCGGTGATGGTTTTGCCGACGATGACGGACTCGGTGGCCTTGGCTACGTACTGGCTGGCGGGGCCGCCGTTTGGGTATTGGTAGAGCACAAACAGTGGGGTGTCTACATCGGACAACAGTTTGACGGTGAGCTGTGGTGTGCCGTCGACACAAAACCGCAGCCGTGCCGCTGTGACATGGCCCCGTAACGTGATGTGTGTGTTTTTGGGCATTTTTGGCTTCTAGCGTTTGATTTGCTTGCGTAAGCAGCTATCGAAAAAATGCAGATGCAACGCCGACAACAAGGCCAGCCGATGCAGCCCCCACAAGCAACAGGCCTGTGGCTGTGAGTCCCATGCACATGCTGGTGATGACGCGGTACAGCCGTGCGCGTTGGCGACGTGTTGGGGTGGTCATAGTGGAGCCTCCCCAAGTGCGTTGATACCGTCTTGGATGTCGGCGGCGGTCATGCGGTCGTTGCGCCGGCGGCGTTTGAGGATGCGGGGCTTTTGGGGCACGCTTGGGCGTGATGCGGGCGATGGCCCGCTTGATGCGCCGATTGAGCCTGATGATGTTGGGAACGGCCATGATGCGGGGGCTTTGGTGTGTGGGGTGGTCATGTCAAACACCTGCTGGGCGTGGCCTGATGGGGGCATCAAGCGGGGTGGTGTGTCCCGTCCTGCTAATGCACAGCGGGTCGCCGTCTGGCGTGTAAGCGGGTTTGCTGCCGGGGCCAGCGGTGCGGTGGCAGTGCAGGATGTGTTTTTGGTATTCCCAACGCGCTTGTTGGGCTTGTTTGATTGCGGCCTTTTGTTCGTCGGCCACCGCTTGTTCAAGGGCGATGTCATCCGCATCCAGCCATTGCACAGCAGCCATGACCGCCACGATGGCGGCGACGTACACCCAATTGATGAGCGATGTCATACAGCCTCCTGCTGCCACCCTTGAAGGGCAAATTGCCGACGGATAGCTGCATGGGCCGCGTCCATTTCTTCAAAAAACTTACGGTCACGCTCGGCGTGGGCATAGGCCATGACTGCAATTTCGATGTCGGCGGTTTCTTCGATGAAATCCATCACCCGCGTTGTGGCCCAGTCGATGATTTTTGTTGTCGCTTTTGCATTACATATCGCAACCACTTCGTATTCCATGTCATGGGTTGCTAGGTTTCCAAACCCGTCAGAGTGCATCGGCAACGATGTTTGCGTGACGATGACTTTAGGAGGGACACCAGCCCTCCAAAAGATGCTTGCCGTTTGCGCTGTGCCAAGTACATGGGACAGCCCAAGAATCTCCATCAACTGCACGTTGATGTATTTAGGTGTGGGGTATTGGTGGGTCAAGATGCACTCCAAAAAATCAGCCGTGGGGTGGCTGTTGGTGTGCATTATTAACCCTAGGATAAAATACGTCAATATCCAAGGGTTAAGTTTTTAGAAAAATAAAAACCCGCTCATGGCGGGTTTGTTCGTTGCAAAGACTGGACCTAGAAGTCTGTGTGGGTTTGTTTTTTCAGGGCCAGCTTGATTTCTTCAATTTGCTCTGAAGTGCGAGACATGTGAACGATTTTTGCGAGTGCATACGGGACAAAAACTATGGCAAGAGCAATGGCCGCTTTGGATGCGGCCCTTGGTGCGCTGTCTTCAGAAAGTGCAGACACGATCAAAAAGATGGCAAAGAAGCTCATCCCCCATGTTGCGCCCGATAAAAATTTGAACATATCACTCCTGTTTATTGCTGGCGTTGCGAAGGTGCATTATTTGACATTGATGCGGGTGGAACCAACGCCATAAGCAAGCGTTTTGCGGTATCCCACTGATCCTCTGGAACCCGCTCCATTATTTTTAGAACTTCTTGCCTTGGGTCTTCTTTTCCTGTCATTTCAAGGTAGGTTAAAGGCGTGTCCATCCATCCTTCAACCAACCCTAAAGCTTTTTCTATTTGTCGTGCAGTCGAGTCGCCCATAACGTATGGCTTGTCTCTTGTGCTTCTGATTGACCCAGACGCAATTTGGGATAAGCGTGGGTTTGTGTCTTCCCAGCCTATTTTGCGATTTAAAGCAGCCCAAGAACCATGCTTTGTTTTGAGGTTGATGAGCCGTTGTTTACGGGTTTCAAAGACGGTTTTCATTCCTAGGATTACATACGAGGCCCCAAGAATAGAAAATTGCCCCAAGGTTATTGCATTTACATATCCATCGGTTAAACTATTCGGCATGAAACACCTCAGAGTTTGGTTGAAAGAAAAACATGGGCGCTCTTCGGAGTTGGCTAGGCAATTGGGCCTGCCCCTGTCTTTTGTCCACAGGATGGCAACAGGCCAAAAGCCAATACCCTTGGAACATGGCGCAGCAATAGAACAAGCGACAGGCGGCGCGGTCACACGTCAACAAATGTTTCCAGACCGTTGGGCTTATGTCTGGCCTGAGCTGGTCGATCCACAAAAAAATCAACCTGTAGCGCTTGATGGGCAAGCGCATGGTGCTATCGCCGCCGAAGCGGCTTAACTTTGGAGAACGAAAGATGATGGATGCAGAAAAAATCAGTGCTTCTGAGGATCAGACTCAGCAAGCGCAGAAGCCAGATTTGCCGGAAATTCGGCAAGATGCAAAAGGATTTGCCGAGATTCTGGGCGTAGATCGTGCTTCGCCTCTTTGGCAAAAGTTTCAAGAATGGTCGCAACGTCGCCTGTTTTGTGTGGGTGAAGCGCACAAATCATCATTGTGAAACCGCGCAGCACTTCTGTCATGGTTTGCAGTACAGCGGCTTGGTCGTTGGTCATGGGTCGTCCTTTCTTGAACGGTGGTTGGTGGAACAGCAATCGTACAGAGCTGGGCGGCCCGCCCTTTAGCAGCTTAACTTTGGAGATAAAGATGGATGCAGCTATTGCCGAATATCTGGCACGGCCTCTGCCGCAGGTGGCACAAGACCTGAGGCAATCACAGACGGCCCCTTTGCCAAGTCCTCCAGCAGGACTTTTGAAAGCGGGTGTAACCGCTCATGCTTGGCAAATGTGCCTAGCATGGATGCAATCTCCTCTGCGCTGTCTGGGTGCAGCGCAGTGATGGTGATGACGATGGCTCGCAACGTCTCTTGCATGATTTGCAGGGTTTCGAGCTGTCGTTGTTTGTCAGTCATGGGTCGTCCTTTCTTGAACGGTTGTTGGTTGAGCAGCAGTGATCGTACAGGGCTGGGCGGCCCGCCCCTTTTTGCCAAGCCAGCCCACGCAACAAGCGTGCGTTACACGTCTCTACGGTGTTTTGCATCCGCACCGTTGCACGGCCTTGGGGCTGGCTTGGTTTTTTACATCCGGCATGGGTGCATGGTGCGCCGGGTGTAGCAAAAACAAAACAAGAGTTGTTCGGAGATCATTCATGTCAAGCCGCATTGTTTTAAGGGCAGCACAAATGCTGGCCCACAGCTATCACGGTGGAGCCAAGGCGCTTTCAGTCGTGATTGACAAAAAGTACCAGACGTTTGCAAATGAGCTGTTGGAGTTGTCGGGGTCAAAACTGGGCCTTGAAACTGCTGTGCAAATGAGCATGGCATCAGGTGATTTGGCTATCCTCAACGCATTCGCAGAGCAGATGGATTGTGTGGTGATGCCTCGACCTGTGGCTCCGAATCTTGGGATGCCTGTCATACAGTCTATTGCCGACATGCAGACAGCCGTTGCAGAGCTGTCACAAGCTCTCAGCAGAGCAGATGCCAAGCAGGGAAACCCCGCAGCAACAGATGTCAAGGGAGGCCGCGTTGGCAAAGCTGCTGGCCACAGCACAGGTGGCAGTGTCCCAAGTGCGGGCAGATCACGACAGCAACCGCCCCGCGTGGGCAAGGATGCCCAAATGATGCCCCGCATTCCCCATAGCAAAAGGGCTACCGATTTTTTTTTGAGCGCGAATCAAACCCCAGTGGTTAGGTTCTTCCTGCAACAAATTTGCAAGGGTAATTCGATCGCAGGCGGCCAACCAAGATGTGGTCGACTTGGTTGATCAAGGTCTGCGTCAACATGGCCAGCATCACTGGGTAAGACAGAGCCAGGATGCGAGCTGAAGGAACGCTTCGCGGCGTGGGCCTTCGAGGACACCGAGCGGCGCGAGCGGCTGTGCAGGATCTACAACGACCTGTTCAACGCCACGCGGCCGCGGCAGTTCGACGGCTCGCATCTGAAGCTGCCGGGATTCTCACGATGCTTCGAGCTGCATCCCCACCAGCTCAACGCCGTGTGGCGCATCGTGCAGGCCGGCAACACCGGCCTGTTTCATGTGGTCGGCGCCGGCAAGACGGCCGTGTGCGCGATCGCGAGCATGGAGATGCGCCGCCTCGGCTTCCTGGCGAAGCCCTGCCACGTGGTGCCGAACCACATGCTGGCCCAGTACACGGCCGAGTTCGTTCGGCTGTACCCGCAGGCCTCGGTCCTGATGGCCGCGAAGGAAGACCTGGAAGGCGACCGCCGGCGCGAGCTGGTGTCGCGCATCGCCACCGGCGATTGGGACGCGGTGGTCATCACGCACTCGAGCTTCGAGCGCATCCGGATGTCACTGCAATTCACTCAAACCTATGTCGAGGATGTCATGCATGAAATTGAAATGGCAGTACGTGCCGAGAAGCAAGGTGACCGGTCGAACCGGATCATCAAACAACTGGA